CCTCGAAAATGCAACCGTTCTCACCTCCTATGCAAGCCGTGTAGCCGTCTATAGCAAAATGCAAGTGTTCTTGCTTCCTCGCTATGACTACAGCGTTACCACATGGAAACACATTCACGCTTTTATAGATGACTTTTGCGGCGGGGTTCGTGACTACAGCGCCGGTAAAATGCGCTACAATGCAGAACATGAGTTAAACGGTGGAGAATATAGGTTCGCCGATGGTATCGTGTATTCTAGCGGTTATGTTGAGCTCTACTAAATAGGAGGTACCAACATGTTGTACGGCACAATAACGAACGAAAACGGGTGGTATACGGTGCAAGTGGAAGAGTTTCCTCGGCGCAAGTATTTATATTACACGAAACGCGAGGCCATATCACGGTACCGCGCTGAATTCAATCTCAAGGGTAAGCACATACGTTTTAATTAGTGCGGAGATTAACCCTCAATCAGTCCACCCGATGCGGTGGGCTGATATGAGGGCTAACACGAAAGGAGGAACGATGATTAAAGCCCGCGACCTTACACCCGATGAACGTTGGCTCTATGCGCCATGGTATATCAAGACACTACGCTATGCGTTTATAATAGCGCTTCCATTCATCGGCTCAATAGACAACATCAATTTCTAGGAGGTACTATGCGATACACAATCATGATTATCACCATGCCGCAATCCGAGGTCATCGAATGCAGCGACGTTCACGCCGATAGCGATGCGGAAGCGATGGAATACGCGTTGAATCAGGCGTGTTTCACGGGCGCGCAGGATTATATGCTGGTTGTCAATGATGCGGCGGGAGAGTTCAGTGCGACCGTGCAAGGAACGCGCAGCGCCCGAATCAGCACCGCCGATAGCATGTGAAGATTTTATGAAAAGGAGGGTTTGCGATTCATTCAGCCCTGATAAGGCGTATAATCATCAGTTGTAAGGGTTGTTCACCAAACGAAAGGATAGAAAATGCAGAACATCACCCGCACGTTGACCGAATACGAAATCAAGGCTTACGACCTTGGCGAGGACGAGAACGGAGTTCCTACCGTTCAGGTCGTTGCCGAGTGCAATGCAGAGGGCGCTAGCATGACGAAATCGCTTGCACGCGCCGAACTTGCAGCTGCGACGGGGCAGCCCATGCCCAAGGGTCTTACCATCAAGTGGAAGCCCGTAGGTACCATCACGTATGCGATGCCGCTTGATAAGTTCTTGGATGGTGCCACCATTATCAAGAAAGAGGGTATCGAACCCGATATTCCGACCGTTGACGTTCAGTAAACCAAAACCGAAAGAAAGGTGTTTCATCATGTCTAACGAAATCGTTGCAATCTCCACCGCCGACGTTACCAGCGATATGCGCGAGTACGATGTTCGCGAGTTGGAGGGTTCAAACCTCGCCGCTTTCTGTTCCGTCAAAGCGGAGACGATGGAGGATAAGGCGCTTGTGTTCAATGCCGCCAACAATCCGCAGCACAAAATCGCCGACTTCATCAACAAGAAGATTATGCTTCGCGACGTGTACGCTGAAACCCTTGAGCTTATCAACAAGGAGACTGGCGAACTTGACAAGGCACCGCGAATCGTCCTTATTGACGATAAGGGAGAAGCCTACGAGTGCGTTTCCGTCGGCATGTTCTCTGCGCTGAAGAAGCTGATTGCCACGTTCGGCGAACCTACTTGGGAGCAGCCTATCCCCGTCGTGGTCAAGCAGGAGAAGGTAGCCAACGGCTCCATGCTCACTCTTTCAGTCCAGTTCTAGGGTTCATCCGCATATCAAGCTGACCAGGAGCCGCCATTTTCGGCGGCTCCAGTTGTAAGGAGCAACAGTGTACGAGAAAACCAACATGCTCAATACCGCAGACAAAGACCTTATCTGCGAGTTCGTCTATATGTCTATGGGGCGTGTTCTCAATAAGACCATCACCCGATGGGACAGACCTGTTCCGCAAGGCGTTAGTGTATTCACCGCGCATCCTGAAACTGGAACTTTTGAATACATGTTCACTAAAGATGACAAGTATCCAGTTGTCAAGGATAATCCTGAAGAGGTGATGCGTTGTTTGAATGCTTACGGCAATGTCAAAGTTGGTGGTCTTGTATTCTACCTTAATTCATGTATGCTGCCTATTGCATCCAAGCATAAGCAGTACAGTTACTAGGAGGTTTCATGCCTACCAAAAACGGCATTGAGTACAATCTCAATGTATCACCTTACAAATGCACGTGGAGAGGGTTGGAGTTCTTCTTTTCCAGTGCTCTTCATTTGCATAAGTTTCAAGACAAGTTGAATGCTAGAATCGACTGGTTGAACGATTCGATGACGAGAAGGTTTCATTTCAGCGTTGAAGTGGACTACATAGCGGCATTGCAACTTTATTGCCAAGTAGAGACACGTGGGTTTCTCATTTACGATACCAGCAAGGGCAGGTGGTATGATTGCCGCGAGAATATAACATTGCGTGGAATGACAATCAGCGCAAACGCCTGAACAGTGCGGTAAGGCGTTACAACAACGCAATACGGAAAGCCGCCAAAGCCAACCCGATTGCTGCGGAGTTCTTGCCGAGCGAGGTAAGTTACAAGGAACTTAAAGCGAACATCACGACTAGACGCGCGCTCAACAACACCGTGAACAGGCTTACCCGCGCAACCCGTCCCGACGCGCTCACATTCGTTCGTCAGGATGACGGTTCGCTGGTTACTCGCTATGAACGCCATGAATTTGCAATCCTCAAAAGCGTTCGTGAGCGTGCGAAGTCTATGAGGGCTAAGCGAATGGGGATAGAGCAGCCTAAAGCGGGACGCATAGGCACGCTCAACCAAGCGGCGTTGTCGCGTGACACGCGCAAACCTTCGTCTTTGTCTGCGACTTCCTTGCGGAGATTCCTTGAAACACAGGAGAGGGAACTGAATATGTCAAGCGTCGAAAAGGCTCGCCGTTACTTCTCGAACTACACTAACGCCCTTCGCACCGTATTCGGCGGGTTCGCCGAATACGACGAAGCCATATCCCGTATCGAGGACGCTATCATAGAACTTGCTTCCAAAGACTTCGATGCCTTGAAGAAAGCTATTGACGAAAGCCCGTCAATCAAATTCATATACGAGCCGCAAGCCCGTGATGCTAAGATGCAGCGGCTTGTCGAGTATTGGGAGGGTGTTTGATGTTCGAGGACAAGCAGCTTGACACGTTGGTTTGGGATTATGGAGAACGGGAGGAAGGTGAAGTGCCTAGCTATGCAGCAGACTTTGAGACTACAACACTAGCCGATGACTGCCGTGTATGGGCTTGGGCTGTGTGCGAGGTAGGCAACACTTCCAACATTCAATACGGGAACGATATCGCAACCTTCATCGAATGGTGTGAGGTTCATTCAGGTTCCAGGGTGTACTTCCATAATTTGAAGTTCGACGGCAAGTTCATACTGCATCATATCATGACAAACGGTTGGCAATGGATACCCGTGAAGTCAGAATGCGGCTATCATAGGTTCACCACGCTAATATCTGATATGTCGCAGTTCTATTCCATAAAGATATGGTTTGACGAGAACAGGGCTGTTGAGTTTCTTGACAGTTTGAAGGTCATACCGCTTCCAATCGCAGCTATTCCAAAGGCTTTCGGCTTGCCAATAGAAAAGTTGGAAATGGATTATGTTGAGTTCAGGGAAATAGGGCATGAACTGACAGATGATGAAAAGGCTTACATTTCGCATGATGTCGAGATAGCCGCGATGGCATTGGAAGTCATGTTCAAGCAGGATATGAAGCGCATCACCGCAGGTTCCAATGCGTTCAAGGATTACCAGAAGATAATAGGCGGCAAACTTCGTTTCAGGGATTGGTTCCCAGAACCGGACTATGACGCAGACCTTCGTGAAGGAGGGTGCTACAAAGGCGGCTTCACAGCCGTCAATCCTAGATTCGCTGGGAAGATAGTAGGGAAAGGTTGCAGCTTCGACGTTAACAGCCTGTACCCATCCGTCATGGCTTCCGCTCATGGTGAGATTCTTCCTTATGATGAACCTGTGCAGTATGAAGGTGAGTACGTTCACGATGAGGGCTATCCTCTGTTCATTCAATACATAGAAGCTGACTTCACCGTTAAACCAGACCATATTCCCTGTTTGCAGTTGAAGGGAAACAGGATGTTCGGGGAGACGGAGTACATCAGAGATTCAAAAGGCTTGCAGGTGATGTGTCTTACGTCCGTTGACTTGGCAATGCTATTCGAGCAATACGACGTTCACGATATTCGATACATCAGAGGGTATAAGTTCAAAGGCTCAACTGACTTGTTCAAAGATTATGTGGACAAGTGGACGAAGGTTAAAACGCACGCGACAATCGACGGCAATCAGGGTATGCGCACAATCGCCAAGTTGCAGCTTAACAGTTTGTATGGTAAGATGGCAACCAATCCAGTGAAGCAGTCACGCAGACCGTACCTTGAAGATGGAATAGTGAAGTACACGTTGCTTCCAGAGGAATATGCAGAAGCCATATACCTTCCCGCTGGGGCTTTCATAACAGCCTACGCGCGTTCGTTCACCATACGTGCGGCGCAAGCCAATTATAACAGATGGCTTTACTGCGATACCGATTCCTGCTATCTGCTGGGAACCGAGCCGCCTGTTGACATGTGGGTTGACGATGTGGAGTTGGGGGCGTGGAAGAAGGAGCATGTTTTCGAGAGGTTCAAAGCCATACGAGCCAAGACCTACTGCTTCGAGGAAGGAGGTAAGCTGATAGTCCATTGCGCGGGTATGCCCGCTAGGTGCCATAAGTCGGTGACTATGGAGAACTTCGACTATGGCGCGTCTTTCGAGGGAAAATTGAAGCCCAAAGACGTGAAAGGTGGTACAATACTGATTGACGATGTGTTCACCATCCACAAGTAAGGAGGGACTATGGCAAGCAAGTACGAACCAAGCCTTCGCGAGTTGGCTATGGAGCCTGACGAGGACAAGCGCCTTGAAATGGCGGCTGAAATCGACCGAGACGCAGCAGAGTTGGACGAGCGCTGGGACAATCGAGACGAGTATTCGCGCGTCGAAGCGGAGCGAGACGAGATTGCAGCGGAGCGCGACAACCTGATTGTCGAGCGCGACGAATGGAAGAAGCGCTATGCAGACCGCTTCTTCGATTCAGGCGAGGGCATCACCGACCGACGTGAGATTATCGACAACCATGCAGCAGACGTTAAAAAGGAATCGCGCCCCCGTGGCTTCAAAGCCCTGTGGGATGACCGAGTTAACTAGAGAAAGGAACAGATATGCCCACTAAGGTAAGCACCAAGGCGGCTACTACCGCCATCGACCCCGTAGCGGTCACCACCGCGCTTATGGAGGAAACCCCCGAACTTGCCAACCCGTTGCTTGCGCGGGGCGTTATCAGCCAAGCGGAGGACGGCACAATCAACATTTCGGGAACAACCGAAACCATCCACAAAATCGGCGATTACATCCTGAACTTCACCCCCGCGACCAATGCGTACCTCAATGCGCTCGTTAACCGCGTCGGTTTCGTCATCATTTCGTCCAAAATGTACACGAACCCGTGGTCTGTGTTCAAGAAGGGACGTTTGGAGTTCGGCGAGACGGTTGAGGAAATCTTCGTCAACCTTGCGCGTCCGTTCCAGTTCAGCCCTTCCAAGGCGGAACAGGATGTTTTCAAGCGAACCATTCCCGACGTTCGCGCGGCGTTCCATGCCATGAACTTTCAGAAGTATTACCCGATTACCATTTCCGATGACCAGCTTCGTCAGGCGTTCTTGTCTTGGCAGGGTATCACCGACCTTATCGCGGCTATCGTGGAGAGCGTGTACGCTTCTGCGCAGACCGATGAGTACCTTGTGATGAAGTACATGCTCGCACGTGCCGTGCTGAACGGCTACATCGAGGGCGTTTCCATCCCCGAAGCCAACAAGGCGAACGCAGTTGACGTTGCCACCGTGTTCCGTCAAATGTCGCGCCTTTTGCAGTTCCAGAGCAGCAAATACACCATGAGCGGCGTAACCACCCACACCGACATTGACGATCAGTACCTTATCATCACGGCAGAGTTCGAAGCCGTCATGGACTTGAACGTGCTGGCAGCTGCCTACAACCTTGAGTACGCCGACTTCATCGGTCATGTCATCAGCGTAGATTCCTTCGTGGACATGGATTGGCAGCGCCTTACCGACCTGTTCACCGACGAGAACGGAACGGTTGACCCGTCGTTCAAGCCTTGGACGGAGGATGAAATCACCATCCTTAACGGCGTTCCCGCGCTGATGACCTCCATCGACTTCTGGCAGGTTTGGGACAACTTCGAGAAGATGACCGAGAACTATAACGGCAAGGGTCTGTACTGGAATTACAACTACCATGTGTGGAAAACGTTCTCCATCAGCCCGTTCGCACAGGCTATCGCGTACTCCGACGTTGCCGCTGGAATCACGAGCGTGACGGTGACCCCGACCACCGCAACGCTTCCAGTCGGCGCTGACTTGCAGCTTTCCGTTGCCGTGGTGGGTACTGGCGTTATCAACAAGGGCGTTCAGTGGGCTATGACTGGCAACAATTCCACTGGATCTTACGTGTCCGACGCTGGAAAGGTTCACGTTGCCAAGGACGAGACTGCTACCACGCTCACCGTCAAGGCTACCAGCATCGCCGATTCCACCAAGAGCGGCACCAGCACCATCACCGTTTCCACGGGCGCTTAAAGAAACCCGTCGAAAACTCTAGGGGCGGGAAAACCGCCCCTTTTTTCTTTATGGAGGTGAGATTATGGCTTTTCAACCGTCATCCAATATCTATATTGGAACGGTTCCCTTCGATGCGTCCTATCGTCATGTTCACTATATCGCAGACAGAGCAACGCAGCAGCAGCACTTCGCTTCTCTTTGCCCCACTGCTCTTCGTCGTGATGATTATACGTATCAGAGAATTGATAATAGCATAGTGGTTCCGTTCAATGCAGAAACCTTGTATGGCTATAATTACTGTATGTTCCAGAATGAGAACTACGGTGACCGTTGGTTCTATTCGTTCATAAACGATATTGAGTATGTCAATCCGCAATCTTCTAGGCTTCATCTTGAACTTGACATTATGCAAACGTGGTTCCCCGATTGCATAGTCAAGTCTTGTATGGTTGAGCGCGAACACGTGAACAACGATGCTATCGGAGCGCACATCAAAGATGAAGGGTTAGACCCAGGGGAGTTGATTATCGACTATTATGCGTTTGACAACCAGAACCAATACCTGTATCCAGTTGTGGCTTCTGCCGTAGAGCCATTGAAAAACGGTACTTACATCAATGTAGGCGGGGACACCTACATGGGCGTGTATTCAGGGTGTTCTTTGTCGGTGTTCACGAACATAGGTGATTTGAAGTCGTTTATCAATGCCCTTGCTTCCAACGGTCAGCAGGACGCTATCAGCGCCATATACTTGGTTCCGGAGTTCTGCGTTCAGAACAAGGTTAAGAAAGACAACGGATGGGGATACTGGGTCGATGCTGCTGCTGGAACTCCAACAGAAGATTACAGCCTAAGCGTCGGCATGGGGTCATTGAACGGCTACACCCCCAAGAACAACAAGACGCTGTGCTATCCCAATCAATACTTCGAGGTTACCAACTTCAACGGCGGCAACCAGAAGTTCAGGCTAGAGTTCTTCGGGACGAAAGGAGTTGCTTCGTTTGACAAGACGGGCGGCTGCACGCAATCCTCAACCCTAGCGTACATTCCGAAGAACTACAACGGCAACGCTGGACGCTCGGTGGAGCAAGCCATATACATGGCCGACTTCCCAACTTGCACATGGGTGTATCAGGCGTGGGCTAATATGTACGGTCAGAGCCAAGTTGATATGTTCGGATTGAAGTTCAATTCCCTTGTAGAACTGCCGATTATAAACAATGCGGTAAACGGGGGTCAGTCCATCATCAATTCAGCGCTCAACCTTGACATTGGCGGTATGTTGAACGGCGCTGTTGACAATGTTCAAGACCAAACCAACGCTTATGCAGCCTTGTCAAAGCTGACGAGAACGCCGAATACGGCTCGCGGAGGGCTTAACTCAACCACATCTCTTGTAAACGTCGGCTCCTACACCGTCGGTTTCAGGAAGTACACTTGCCGTTATGAAATGGCAAAGCAGATTGATGACTTCTACAGCGTGTACGGTTATCTGGTGGCAGAGAACAAGGTTCCCAACATCACTGGCAGACAGTCGTGGAACTACGTCAAGACCAACGGTTCAAGCGTAGTGGGCAAAGTTCCTGCTAATGTGTTGAAGCGCATCAATTCTCTGTTTGACAGAGGGCTTACTTTTTGGCATACTGGTGATGTTGGAAACTATGCGCTTTCCAATTCTATCGTCTAAGGAGTTTATATGATTACCCCAGGAATGTACACGGGTTTCAGGCTTCCCACGGGTCTTGTGCCGAAAGGCTTGCAGGGCAACAACCAGCAGAAGGAAAACGACTGGTTGAACGATGAAACCTATCTATCCTATATGTGGCGCTTGTACGACTTGGCTGTTTCCGTGTTCGAGTGGAAGAACCTACCGCGCGGTATCAACGAACGTATGATTGAACGCTGGCTTCTGGCGAACGGCATGTGCTTGTTCGTTTACGATGAGGCAATCAAGGATGACCCCGACCAGCGTTCACCAGACGGCTATGCCATGCTTCGCATGGTGATGAACGGCGCTTTCGACATTTACAACATCCCCAAGCAGCGTCAGGCGTACACCGTTGACCCCAAACACAGCGTTATGAACTTCGATATTACCAATTCCGTTATCTGCTTCAACGATAACTTGGGAATACCTACGTTTCTTCAACTTGACCTTTACGCCAAGATTCTGTGGCAATGCGAACGCAGCGTGTACACCAACATAGCGCAGCAGAAAACGCCCAGAATAGTAAAGTGTTCGGAGAAGCAGCGCCTATCCCTTCAAAATCTGTTCGCGCAGGTAGATGGCTTCATGCCCGTATGCTGGGCTGACAAAGACCTTGACTTGTCGGGGGTTGAGGTGCTTGACACTGTAAGTCCTTACGTTGCAGACAAGATTCAGGTTGTCAAGCACCAGATATGGAACGAAGCGCTAACTTATCTCGGCATCGAGAACACGAACACCGACAAGAAGGAACGCATGGTTTCCGACGAGGTTCTTGGAAACATGGGAGACGTTGAAGCCCAACGATTCACGCGACTTAACAGCCGCAAGCAGTTCTGCAAAGAGGTCAATGAAATGTTCGGTCTTGACATTGACTGCGATTTCCGTTCGGGTATGTACATTCGCACCGACAAAGAGGGAACTGTACCCGTTGAAGGTATGCAATCCGGAACGATTGACAAGGGCGGCGATACTGGCTATGGCGAAGGGTCGTTGTGGTCTGCATTGAAGAGGGCTTTGAAAGGGGGCAGGTAAATGAGCAAGTACACCACGCAGCTTAGGTGGATTGTCGAGCAGACACTCAATGATGCAGGAAAGCCTTTGACGGAGGATAGCTGGCCTTATGTTTACAAGACGCTCGGTCTTGACGATTACCCGCTGTTCGATGAAGGATATAGGGAGACGTTGAACAACAAAATCATCCGTCATTACTACACCCGTGAAATAGGCGCTGAAACGGTGGGAAGGTTCCGCATGTTCATTCGCGATGCCATGCACCTTATCATGCCCTACTACAATCAGCTTTACGAATCGGAGCGCTTGGCAAAGGGAATGGAGCCGTTGGGCGACCGCAACTTGCAGCACACAGAACACGCATGGGGAAATGCGTCTAACAAGGGCGAGAACAGCAGCCAATCGAGCGCTAATCAGCAGAACGTCTATCAAGACACGCCCCAGAACGAAATGATTCCCACGCAGATTAAGAATCTGCAATACGCTACCAACGTCACCATAGACGAGGATAGCGCTAACGCAACAGGAACGTCGAGCAGCAGTGGGGAATACGACAACATGGTAGAGCGAAAGGAAACTGGTTATTCGCGCCCTCAATCCGAACTGTTGCAGCTTTACCGCGACACATTCCTGAACATTGACAACACCATCGTCCATGATGTAGAATTGGCTCAATGCTTCATGACTATCTGGTAAAGGAGAAAGATATGGCTACACCCGTACCCAAGCCCCCTGTTCTACCGTTCCCCGACACTCTAACGCCTTTCCGTTACTTCTGCCAACGTGTCCTTCCAGCGGTTTACGGAGACGAAATCTCGTATTACGAGGTTCTTTGCAAGGTCACGCAGTACCTTAACGAGACGATGAAGAACGTTAACGAACTGAACGACGATACGCAGAAACTGTATCAGTACGTATCCGAGTTGTACGAACTGTTCAACCAGTTCATGGAAAGCGGCTTCGATTACTACTATGCAGAGCAGGTCATCAAATGGATTGACGACCATCTTACATGGATATTCACGACGCTTGTAAGGCAGGTTTATTTCGGTCTTACTCTTGAAGGATACTTCGTCGCGTATATCCCAGATGGATGGTCTGACATTGTTTTCGACACGGGTGCTGATTACACTCTCGACACCTATGGTCGGCTTATACTAAGATGGGACGCAGATTCCCCGTACACCGTCAATCAACTGGCGGAGAAAGTGAGGTAAACATGGCTGTTCGCGAGTATGTGGGGGCGCGGTACGTTCCTCTGTTCGCAGACCCGTTGCAGTGGAGCAACACGCGAACCTACGAACCTTTGACAATCGTTGTCAATCAAGGCAACAGCTACACCAGCCGTCAGTTCGTGCCTACTGGCATCGACATTTCAAACGAGGACTTCTGGGCGCTCACTGGAAACTACAATGCTCAGGTGGAGCAGTACCGCCAAGAGGTATTGAAATTCGACGGAAGGATAAACGACAATGCGCAGGCCATTGTCAACTTGAAGGGCGAACTGCTTTCCCAGAAGCATATGGTGCTTATAGGCGACAGCTACACGAACCCTGCGGTGCCGCTGGGAAACACTCCGCTCTGGTGGGAATACGTATGCAAGAACCTGAACGTCGTCGCGCATAACTACGCGAAGGGCGGAGCAGGGTACCAGGTGTCGGGCAATCTGTTTTCGACGCAGGTAGCAAATGCCGTCGCGGATGCATCCTATGATCATAAAATGGTGGAATACTGCGTGGTGTACGGCGGAATCAACGATATAGGACAGATCACCGCGACGATGGTGCAGAACGTTTACGATGCGCTGCAAAAGGAGTTCGTCAACGCGAAAGTGGTGATAGCGCTGAATGCGGGTCAGAAGAACCAGCGCAACCATTCTAACAACAGGCGAACGCTTGTGAGAGACATGGTGCAATCTGGAATCGACATATTCAGCACTGCCGGAATAGAGCTTTTCATCGGCACCGTCGATTCCACGCATCCTTCCACGCAGGGAAACAAGGTTCTAGGAGCTTACATGACTTCCAAGATAGGAGGGATAGGGTTCTCCTACGTTTCGACGGCGCAAGATAGCATAGCGCCTATTTCGGGAAGCGTCCTGGGAAACCCGTTCGCGATATTCGAGGACGACGTGATCAAGATGAACGCAGCATATGAAGTAACTAACGGAAAATCCACCGTGGTGTTCCCCGTGTGCCCTCTGGCTCCTAAAACATTCGCCAATATAGAATACGTCCCTCTTGTGAACACGTTGGGAACGAATGTCGTAGGCAAGGCCTCGATGAACACCAACGACGACGGCAACATGCTGGTGAACATCGAAGGTTCTACCACCAGCTACGGATACGCGACTTTCACTTTGGCGGTCGTCTGATGGCGGACGAGCCTACAGGCGGGGGAAACCCCAACTTCTTCAAAACCTTCAAGGGGGCGTATGTCCACGCCCCCTCCCCCGAAGCGATGTTCACCAGCGAGCGGGTCATGCTGTCCTGCGTGAACGACGTGCAGTTCCAAGGCGACTGCATGATAATGAACTACACGCCGGGCGCGACGCTCACGACGCTGCCTCCGGAATGCCGCCCCTCTACCGAAGTGCGGATTCCCGTGATCGTCGATACTAACGTGGACGTGCTTTCGATTCAGACGAACGGGGCGGTTTCCCTGCATGCGTCCACCGACGGCATGGTTTATCTCGCGGGGGCTTCGTTCAACATAAGCGCCAATTGGTATTCTAATTAGGAGGAATCGAATATGGATGTTAACGACATTGTCACTCTTATCGGTAGTCTGGGCTTCCCTGTCGTGGCTTGCGTGGGCATGTTTTACCTGTACAATCGTACTCTTAAGGACTTTACTGGCACACTTAACGACATTGCGAACGAGATTAAGGAGTTGCGGGAAGAGCTTAAAGAGCTGATCAAAAATGCTTAGGGGCATCGACATATCGAACTGGCAAGCTGGGTTGGACGCGGATAGCGTGTTCCCGAACGTGGACTTCGTGATCTGCAAGGCGACCGAGGGCGTGGATTTCGTGGACGGATACTGCGACAGCTGGGTGCAGTGGTGCCGCAGAAACGGCAAGCCCTGGGGGTTCTACCATTTCGCGAATTCCAACGATCCCATGAAAGAGGTTGTCCATTTCATAGACAACACGAGCAACTATTTCGGCGAGGGCGTTCCGGTGCTTGACTGGGAGGGCGACCAATCGGTTGACTGGGTCAACGAGTTCGTGAACATCGTGCATGATCAGACGGGCATCTGGCCTTGGATCTACGCCAACCCCTGGCGATTCAACCAGGGCGGCGTGGAATCTAACTGCGGAAGGTGGATTGCATCATATCCAGCAGTAACGAACCCGTCTCTTGATTATGACCCTGGCGATGTTCCGCAAACCGATGGTCTTGTGGTATGCTGGCAGTACGCATCCGACGGGGTGGTTAGCGGTTACAGTGGAAACTTGGACGTTAACCACTTCTTCGGAGACGCAAAAGCATGGGGTCTTTACGCTGGCTTTTCCACAAGCAATCCACCATCTGTGGAAAACCCGAAATCTTCGGTTCTTGAAAATGATGAATACAGGGTTGAAATCACCAAGAAGTAATGGTAAAATGGGTATGCGCCGCAAAGGTAAGCTGGTGTCTTGAATGCGTGGGGCATACCCTGACACGGTACACGCTTCAATACGGAGAGAAGCCCGCTCTGTGCCATCCCTTTCGGTTAGCAACCCTTGTTTCAGGCGCGTCGCTTGCATTGCATGATGGCGCGCCTACCTGTATAAGGAGCGATGTTGACTAAGTTCTGGAACATACCGCAAGCAGCGAGTTACAACTGCCTGTTCAATTTCATCCTTGGCATTCGTGGCGCTGGAAAGACCTACGGTCTGTTGAAGTATCTTACAGAGCGCTACCAGAAACATGGATACCGATATATGTACGTCCGTCGTTCCGAAGAGGAATTGAAAACGCTTACAACGCAGAAATCAGGGCGTATCTTCAACCACGTGCAATGCGAGTTCGAGGGTCATGCTTTGTGGGCGGAAGCAAACGTTCTTCACATTGACAAAGAGGTATGTGGATACGCACAAGCGTTGTCTACAGCACGCAAGATGAAGTCTGATGCGCTTGATAACGTTCGAGACATTATATTTGACGAGTTTATCATCGACAACACCACATCGCAGCAGAGATACCTTCCAGACGAGGTAACTGCTTTTCTTGAACTTTATGAATCGGTAGCACGACCAGGTGCTAGAGACTACGATGTTCGATGCTGGTTCCTTGGAAACGCAATCGCATCGACCAACCCATACTTCGATTACTTCGGGCTTGAAATGAGATCGGAAGAGCACACGTCTGAACTCCAGTCACATTCCTTTATCTCGTATGCCGTCTTCTGCT